AAATGAGCTTTGTAAATACACTAAAACAAGAAGACCTAAATGCGCTGCGGGAAGCCGTTAAGCGCATTCACTTTAAGTATTTTGATAAAAAACATGGCGCTTCCTTTGTTACGAATGCAATGGTTGACCAAATCATTGATTGGTATGGGCCTGAAGTTGTAGAAAAATCTATGAAAGTATTGGTAGATAAAGGACTGCGATAGTGGTTGATTTCAAGTACAAACCTGATGGTGAAGTGCTAAAGTCCTTTATGAAGGACAATACATTCTTTCGTGGTATTCGTGGGCCAGTAGGGAGTGGTAAAAGTGTTGGATGTTGTGTTGAAGTTTTTCGCAGAGCGCTGGAGCAAAAGAAAGGCCCAGACGGAATCCGAAAGTCTCGATGGGCTATTATACGGAACACAAACCCACAGTTACGAACTACAACTATTAAAACATGGCTTGACTGGTTCCCAGAAGAAGACTGGGGAAAGTTTACATGGTCAGTCCCTTACACACACCGAGTAAAAAAGGGTGATATTGACCTCGAAGTTATCTTCCTAGCTCTTGATCGCCCAGAAGATGTCAAAAAACTCCTCTCTCTCGAACTGACTGGCATCTGGATCAATGAGGCTAGGGAGATACCCAAGTCTATCATCGATGCGTGTACTATGCGTGTTGGTCGTTTCCCTAGCATGAAGGACGGTGGGCCTAGCTGGACTGGCGTTATTGCGGATACAAACGCACCCGAAGAAGATCACTGGTGGCCTATTATGTCTGGTGAGGTTCCAATTCCTGATCACATTCCTCGTGAGCAAGCCAAAATGCTGGTAAAGCCTGACAATTGGGAGTTCTTTACGCAACCTGCGGGAATGGTTGAGATTAAAAACCAAGATGGTGAGCTTGAGGATTACCAGCCGAACGATAAAGCAGAAAATCGCCAACACATGATGAAGTCGTATTACCCGAATCTTATTCGCGGTAAAACAAAAAGCTGGATTGATGTCTATGTTATGAATAGGTTGGGATCAATCCAAGACGGAAAACCTATATATCCTATGTTTGCGCCCGAAGCCCATGTCTCTAACGAAGAAATTGCCATTGCGGCAAACCTCCCAGTCTACGTTGGCTTGGACTTTGGACTGACCCCTGCCGCCACTATCGGGCAGAAAGTGCGCGGCAGGTGGTTAATTCAACAGGAGATTGTCGCTATTGATATGGGGATTGTGAGATTTGCTGAAGTTTTACGGCAAGAGCTTGCAACACGATTTAGCGCTGCCTCTGAAGTTATTATTTATGGTGATCCCGCTGGTGACTTTAGAGCGCAGACTGATGAATCCACTCCCTTTCACATTCTGCGCGGGGCTGGCTTGAGGGCTTTCCCTGCGCCCTCCAACTCTGTTGACCTACGTCTTGAAGCAGTTTCCTCACAACTGACCAAGATGGTTGAGGGTAAGCCAGCCTTTTTAATTGATCGACGCTGCCAACAGCTTATCAAAGGATTTGAAGGTGGGTATCAATATCGCCGCATGGAAGTAAGTGGTGAAAGATACAGCGATAAGCCTGATAAGAATATGTTTTCGCACATTCACGATGCGCTTCAATACATGATGCTAGGTGCTGGTGAAGGACGAGCGTTGATGAATACGCAAAAACCTGCTAAGGCAGTAGTAGCTAACCGCTCTTTTGATGTCTTTAGACGAGGGCCGAAAGCTAAACGTAGTAGTAATGTTTGGTCAAGGATGTAGCAAATGTGTTTTGGTGGTGGAGGCGGTGGGCCTTCTGAAAGTGAAAATAAAGCGGCAGCAGAACAGCGAATAGCGGCTGACGCAGAGCGAGAACGAGCGGCAACAGAAAAAGCAAAAGCAAAACGCGAAGATGTTTCTGATGCTATTAAACGCAAATCCGAATCTAGATATGGTCGTCGCGGTAGAGGTCGTCGCTCTCTTATGCAGACATCATCTGGTGGTGGTTTCTTAGGACGTTTTGAGTAATGCATGAACTAGCCAAAGCAAAACTGCAACGCTACAAAAAGGCAAAAGCATACCGTGAAAACTGGGTGCCTCTTTTTGAAGAGTGTTATGAATACACGCTGCCAATGCGTGAATCTTTTTATTACGAAGAAGCGGGACAGCGCCGTGATGAAAAGATATTTGACGCAACAGCCGTTTCAGGCATTCAAGAATTTGCCTCTCGCTTGCAGTCTGCTATGGTTCCTAACTTTACGCGCTGGGCTGACTTCATTGCTGGCAGTGAGGTACCCCCAGCAGAGCGTGATGCAATAAACAATCAGTTAGATGAAGTAACAGACTATGTGTTTGAGGTACTTCAAAACTCTAACTTTGCTCAAGAAGTACATGAGTCCTTTATGGACTTAGCTGTTGGGACTGGTGTCTTGTGTGTTGAGGAGGGGGATTCAGTCAACCCAGTCATTTTTACCTCGGTTCCTTTGCCTCGAGTTATCTTAGACGCTGGCCCCAACAACAACATCGATCATGTTTTCCGCGAGAGAAAAAAGATTCGCTTTGATGATCTGAGTATTCTTTACCCTGATTCTACGTTTGACCCTAAAGTTATGGATCAAATGGGTAAAGATCGTGAGACAACAGTTCTCGAGATTGTTTGTCGTGATTATTCTAAGCGCAATGAAGAAGCGTTTTATCATTATGCAGTCTGTATGACCACCGAAACATTGCTTTATGAAAAGCAGCTTAAAGGTTTGGGTTCTAATCCGTTTATTTGTTTCCGTTGGTCGCCAGCGCCAAGCGAAGTTTATGGTCGTGGCCCAATTGTTACTGCGCTTTCTGCAATTAAGACTACCAATCTTACAACTGAATTAATTCTAGAGAATGCTCAAATGGCTATCTCTGGCATTTATCAGGCCGAAGATGATGGTGTTATGAACCTAGACACAATTAATCTTGTGCCAGGGACTGTTATTCCAAAGGCTATGGGCAGCGCAGGTCTTCAACCCATTCAGTCTGCGGGTCGTTTTGACGTAGGCCAACTACAGCTAAATGAAATGCGCATGGAAATACGCAAGCATCTATACATGGATATGTTAGGTGATCCCGATAAAACTCCTGCATCAGCGACAGAAATTGCGGAAAGAATGGCTGACTTAAATCGGCGCATGTCTGCGACTTTCGGACGGTTGCAAACAGAATTGGTTCAGCCAGTTCTACAGCGAGTCATTTATATTCTTAAAAAGCAAGGCCGCATTGAAATCCCTACAGTTAATGGTCGTGAGATCAAAATTCGTTCGGTTTCACCGCTAGCGCAAGGCCAAGCAAACGAGGATATTGCGCGTATTGCACGGTTCTTAGAATTGGTTGGTGGGACATTTGGCCCACAAATGTTGCCCATTCTAATTAACCCAGAACAGACTTCTGTAGAACTGGCTAAAAAGTTTGGTGTACCAGATAGCTTGATTCGTGATGAAGAAGAGCGTAAACAAATAACTGCAATGATGCAGCAAATGGCGCAACAGCAGGGAGCAGACGTTGGTAGCCAAGGTTAATATTGGTATTGATGGGATTAAAAGGTCTTCAGCAGAAGACGTTAAGATCAGTAAGAATGTAGCTCAAATCTTTGAAACACCTACTGGTAAAGAGGTTTTGCGTTACCTTAGGTCAATTACCATTGAAACAGCTCACGGCCCGAATGTTCAGGCAAATGAGCTTTTTCATGCCGCTGGTCAATCTTATATTGTCGCCATACTCGAGCAGCGCATTGCACACGCACATAGGAGTAAAGATAAATGAGTGAAGAAGCAGCAGTAGAAGTAGCAGCCGCTGATGGTCGTGACTTTGTAACTCAGGAAGATGTTGAATCAACACAACCACAGGAGCGCCCTGAATGGTTGCCTGAAAAGTTTAAAACGCCAGAAGACTTAGCAAAGTCTTACAGTGAACTTTCTCAAAAACTAGGATCAAAAGACGAAGACATTCGTAATGCCATTCTTGAAGAGATTCAAAATGAAGCGTTTGCGGATCGCCCTGAATCTGCCAATGACTACACATTGCCAGAATCTATTGACCCAGAGCAATCAGTAGACAATGATTTGTTGAAATGGTGGTCTGAACACTCTTTTGAAAATGGCTTTAGCCAAGAAGAGTTCGAGCAGGGCATTGAAATGTACGCTCAAGCAATTGCTGGAACAGAGCCTGATTTAGAGTATGAAGCAAGCCAACTAGGCGACAATGCAAATACACGCATTGAAGCGGCTTCAGCTTTTGCTAATAAGTTCTTCCCTGATGAAGCACTACCAGCAATCGAGCGTATGTGTGAATCCCATGAGGGGATTATTGCCTTAGAAGTTATCATGGAAAAAATGAAAGATGGTAACTTTGGTGGTGCAGGTGAAACCACAGCAGGTAAAACCCTTCCAGAGTTACAGCAAATGATGCTTGACCCGCGATATAGCGGGTACACGAAAGACCCAAGTTTTGTAAAACAGGTGGAAGATGGATTTAAACAACTCTACCGAGACTAAGATTTTAAAAAGAGGGGCGTTCTACATGACGCCCCTTTCGCCATTTCACCTTGATGAAATTGCAGAAAACATGTCTCAAGAAAATAAACGTGAAATAAAACTTCTTGGGTATACAGATATTCGTGTCGCGGTTAGTGAAATGTACGAAACGTCTGAGGCTTACATTGTTCGTAAAGAAGGTGGCCCAATATTGTTTGTTGGTGGTTTGTGGTATGCTGAGGATCAGGATTATCCACAGATGTTTGCTTTGTTTATGAATGAGGCAATGAATAACCACATGGTCTTAGCGCGTGGCTCTAAGATGCTAGTTAATTACTTATCGGCAACAAATGACCATATGACTATGACAATACTTGCTGATTATGAGGGTATGTTGAACTGGGCTTTATGGCTTGGATTCGAGCCAATAGGCACAATTACAAGCGGTTATAACAAGTATGTTGAATTTATTCGTTGCAATTTGGATGCAAATTGTGTTTACGATAAGTCACCACGGCCCGTAATGCACTGATTGGCCCGAAAGGATACCCAAGTTGAAGTGGTCAAGCGGACACCCGTAGAAACCCGAAACTTCAATTTAGGACTGAAAAATGGCTAAT